TGGCTGGCGTGGGCCAGCCATGAATTGAGCTGCAGCTGGACGTCGCAGATGGGCCGATTACACCAAACGCGAGAGCCGCAGCCCGAAAGACGGATTCGAGTGCGCGCGCGTGGGGCTGAGAAGCAGCGCGCCGAGCCCGGCACTGGCGCCGGAGCCGCGGGAGCCGCCGCGTCCCGGGAAGCGCTCACCGCTGAGGTTCGTCCACATGCTGCCGTCGGGATCGGCCACCCCGTTGGGCATGATCAGGGCTCGCTGAATATCCTGCGTCGCACTGGTGGACAGGCCGCTCCAGTTGGTAGATGTGGCGCTCGGCATGTCCCAGCCAGTATCGACCCAGCTCGACTCGGTCGCGCTGCGGTCATTGTCCGGCGCAAGGAAGATGCGGCCGTCCACCATCTTGAAGCCCCATACCCACTCCCAGCGGTTGCCGACCAGGTCGGCAATGCCGTTGGCGGCAGCGTTGTGGCTCCAGGTGTTGGGGCCGGAGCCCAGCAGGGTGTATTCGTTGCTCACTGAGTCATCGTCATAGACGCCGCGCTCGTGCGGATGGCTGTGGCTGACACCAAAGTCCGTATTGCCCCGAGGCTGAAAGCCGTTGGCCATGCACCAAAAAGCAATCGCGCTCCACTCCCAATTGCCGAACAACTGCATACCCACGGCCTGAGCCGCGTCGACGGACTGGCCCCAGTTGATCGAGCGACGGCCAGTAGTGCGCGGCTGACTGACCATCTCGCCGTTGATTTCGGCGGCCATGTACATGCCCACCAGCAGCTCGGACCGCTCGTCACCGTTCTCGATAAAGGCCTCGTGGGTTCCGGTGCCCAGCTCCCCGCTTGGCACCAGGTCGCCCCAGGTCGTGCGCGGCAGCACGAACATGTGGCAGGCCTGACCGCTGGGGGTTCGCTCGATGGTGCAGGCGCCGCCAGTGGCGGCTTCCAGCGCTTCGCGCTCTTTGTCGCGGGACCAGATTGTGAGCCGGGAGGCGTTGTAATACTGCTCGTGCGGGTCGGCAGCCTCTTCGTGCGACTGGACGGCCGACGAGGCGCTGCCGGCAGGGTCAAATGCAGAGGCATCCTGAGATGCTGCGCTCCCAGCATCGCTGATCGTGGCCAGGGGCTGCGTACCGGTATGGTTCGCCCGATCCAGCAGGGTGGCATCGCTGCTGTTGGCGGTGGCCTCGGCCTCGATACCGGCCAGCTTGGTCTTCTCCGCTGAGGTGTAATCCTCGGTGGAGAGCTGCTTGCCGGCGACCTTCGGGACGTACTGCTCGTGGGGGTCGACCTTAGCTTCGTGCGCATCCACGGCGTCTTGAGCGGCTTGCTCTGATGTCGATGCGGCTTGCTCGGCCGCGGTCTGCGCGTCCTCAGCGCCCTGCCGGGCAGTCTCTGCTCCCTGCCGCTCGGTACCAGCATCCGCCGCTGCCTGGTCGGCGGCGGTTTTTGCAGCTTCCACCGCCTGCAGGTCGCCGTAGAGGTTCTCGGCTCCGTTTTTGGCCTGCTCTGCGGCGGTGGCGTCATCGCTCGCCGCCTGAGCGCTACCCGCCGCGGCGGTGCGATCCTCACCCGTCTGCACACGATCAGCGGCGGTAGCCGTGGCGTCCTGCCCGGTCGCGTTGCGGTCCTCGCCAGTCTGCACACGATCAGCGGCAGTCGCCGTCGCATCCTGCCCCGTCGCGGCCCGGTCCTCGCCAGTCTGCTGAGCGTCCTGGCTTGCCGAGGTTGCCGCTGTCTCGGTATTCGTCTTGAGCCCCTCCATGACGGAGAGGTCTTGATTGATACTGTCGGTCATCGCCGTCAGCGAGTTGCCGAACTGCACCAGTGCAGCATTCTGGCCGTTTTGCTTCGTGACGACCTGAGTGGTATCGCCGAGCTCGAAGTTGTATTGCGAGAAATCCGGCACGGTAGGCGCGGTAGCCATGGATCAAACCTCCTGGAATTCGAGACTGGACTGCCAGTTGTTGAAGAACGTGTGTGAATGGCCGTAGTCGCTGGACCGGCGGGCCACGAAGGCGTGCTCGGCCTCGCGCATGCCGCCCACGCCGGGATAAACGCTGATGTAGATGTCCCGCCCCTTTCCGGTCCTCAGCAGCTCTCGGCTGAGCTGCGTCAATCCGGCGCGGGAGAGGAAATCCAGGTCGAAGGTCAGGCGGCGGGCCGTGCCACTCCCCACGGTGCGCAGCGAGCCGGACTCGGTGCGGCGGTTGTCGGCGAAGTCCTGCCACTCCAGCGTCAGCCCATACTGCGGGTTGAACTCGGGCGAATAGGCGATGCCGGCGAAGATGCGCGAGATTTGCAAATAGCCGTCTGGGTTGTTGGGATCATCAAGCGTGATGCGGTAGCTATCGGCGAGGGTGGCATCAGTCCAGATGTTGTACTGCACCGTGGGCAGCTCGGTGAGGTCCTGCTGCCCCCAGGGGTCGATACCGGCCTGCCACGTGCCCAGGGGGATGAGGTCGGCGGCGATGATCTCACCGCTGTCGTAGACCACGGCGCCGTCGAGCAGGTACTCGATACGCACGGTGCCCAGGCTAGTCAGGGTGTGCCCATAGATGACCACGCCGCTCAGGTAGCGCACCCCCGGCAGGGTGGCGGTGATCGTCTGCGGGTCGAGCGTGGCCGAGCGCCACACATAGCTCCTGCCGCTGCGCTGGGTGTAGTCGATGGGCGCAGCCTCGCTGGTGGCGGACAGCGTAGCCTCGTCGTGCTCGTTGTTGATGATCAGCCGGATGTTGCTCACAGCCACACCTCCAAGTTGGTGGCGCCTCGCGTCGGGGATCGAGAGACGCCGATGATCCGCCCCACCCGCCCGATGAGACGCGGGTGCTCCACGACAATGGTCTGCCCCACATGAACCGGCGGCAGGAACGCCTCGATGCTCCACACCTCGCGGCGCACGCTGCGCAGCATCAGCAGTCGGTCGCGCTCGGTTACAGCGTCGCCGACGGACTGAATGGCACTGTCGCGGGTGGCACGCTCTGCCAGCGGGTAGTCAGTGACGGACTGCGACGCCGCGCTCTCGCGCCACTCGCGGCGCAGGCGGGCGGCCTCGGCGGGCTGGTTGTCCTCGATGGTCCCGGCGACCGTCGTCAGTGTGGAGTGGTTGCGCCCCCAGCGCAGAGTCAGCCCACGCCACGGCGGCTGGGTCTCCGAGAGCCGGATCTGGTCATAGACGATCTCATCGCTGACCAGGGTGATGTCTGGCGTCCCGCTGGGCTCAACATGCTGCCGCACCACCAGCTCGCCGAGGGCGTTGAGGTACCAGTAGGCGCCCAGTCCCTCGCACAGCTCGTCGAGGATCTGCCGCCCGGTGACCTCGCTGTTGTAGTAGAGGCCAATCACATAGGCCGGCAGGCTGATCTCGCTCACGCTGATGCCGTACTGTCCCGCCACCCACTCACACACCTGCTGCGGCGTGTTGTGCGGCTCCTCGATGTCGACCGTCAGCGTGCCGACAATGCTGGCCGACAGCTCGAACGAGCCGCCGGACAGGTTGGCGGTATGGCTGATGGGGTTGCCGTTGTCCTTGGGCGCCAGCCCATTGACCGGCAGATAGCTGGCCTTGAACGCGTAGGGCGCCGGCTGGAGTAGGTAGGCCGGGGCGTTGTAGACGCTGCCTAGGGCCAGGGGCACCGGGCCGGCGTCATCCGGAAGATCACCGGTGTCGATCGCCTCGTCGAGCACGCTCGACTCGTCCTCCATGGCAAACGTCAGCGACCCCCGGCGGGACTCGGTCACCCCGCCATTGCGCCCGCGGGCCAGCAACCGGAAATCGTCACGCGGCCAGCCCGGCCCGCCGAGATAGAGCCGGATCGGGTGACCGCGCCAGGCCCGCACAACCCAGTCCGACACGCTGCCGTCATCCAGCAGTGACACCTCGCCGAACGAGATCAGCCCGTCGATGCGCGTGCTGATGTCCACTGCCGTGGTCAGGATGTCGTCATACGGGCGGTTGGGGTCGCTGTCGCCGGGGCGCGAGATATACGGCGCCGTGGCGACATACTCCACGCCCCCGGCGTGCACCAGTTCGGCAAGCAGTATGCGCTCGACAGTAAGGTCGGTGAGCCAGGCCTGATACTGAGCGTCCGTCATACCGTGCGCCCCCGCATCTGCATCCGCGCTGCCCGTGTCGCAGCCCGCTGCTCGTCGAGCATCTGCTCACGCTGCTGAGCCGCCAGGCGCCCGGTATTGGCCACGGCGTTGGCCGTGTTACCGGTGTTGCCCGCGATCTGCTGCTGCATCTTGCTGTTTTCACTGCGCAACTGGACCACCTCGCGCTTGAGATCCTGCACCGCCTCGATCAAATCGCTCTGGCCCAGCAGCGGAGGGAGCGCCGGCATTGTCATCGCCGGCAGGGCTGGTAGCTCAGCCCGCACGCCCAGTGAGCCATCGGCATGGCGGGTCAGCGGCATGATCGCCTCTGGCCCGGCCTCACCCATCACATCCTTGTTGAACCAGGTCGGTGAAGACACAACCGAATTGGTGAACACGCCACCCTTGGCGTAGGCGTTGCCATCGTTGCCCACACCCCTATCTGCCATCGCCTCGGCGATGCGCCATGCGATGTAGTTGGTGCCGCCCGAACTGTGGTTGCCGGCCAGCGTCACGTAAGCGCCGTGCGACGAGTCGCGTTGACGGTCCCTGATGTCTTTCTGATAGCCGACGCCCAGGCCCATGTGGCTCGACACCGCGTTGAGCCAGTCGTTGCTCCGGTTGATGCCTGATCTAGTGTCATTCGTGTTGCGATCGGTGCTGTTGGTGCTGCCCCGAATGGCCTCCAGCCGGCTGATCTGGCCAGAGCCGTCCGCATCCAGCTTGTTGAATATGCGGCGCAGCTCGGAATCAGACGCCATGCCGTCAAAGGCTCTGTAAAACTCGTTCCAGTCGATCAGCCCATCGCCGTCCAGGTCGATCTGATCAAAGAGCGGCGACATGGCGTTGGCAATGCCGCCGGCCAGGCCGCTCAACCGGGCGTTGGCGAGTTCTTGCTCGCTGATCATCCCGTCGCCGTTGGTGTCGACGCGACCAATCAGGCGATCGATCTCAGCGTCGGTGGCCATCGGCGACAGCGCGGCACGCACCTGGCTCTCTGTCAGCACGGTGGTGCCCAGGCTGCCGAACTCGGCCGAAAGCGCCGTCTTCAGCAGCTCGCTGCCGCTTTTGTTCTCGGAGATCAGCGCCTCGATCTTGCTGATCTGGCCGTCGCCATTGAGGTCGACCTGAGCAATCAGGTTGCGCAGCTCTGCGTCGGTAGCAATGCCGTCGAGCCCCTGCTGCAGCTCCGAGAACGTCAGCTTGCCGTCCAGGTTGGCATCGAGCTGACCGAAGTGTGGGGCCAGCGCCGAGGCTATGCCCGTGGGCGACTGCGCAGCACTTTCAGCTATCGACTGGGACAGGCTTTGTGTCTGCCCATCAATCGCCCCCCGGAACTCCTCGGCCAAAAACTCCTCAGCGCTCAGCATATCGGGCAGCTGCTCCAGCGCCTCTTCGATCTCGCGGCGGATCTGCTGCGCGCCAGAGCCCGAGGCAAACATGCCCTGACCGGCCTGCAAGTAGCGGTCGGCGTACTGGGTGATCGACTGGAGTGCGGAGCGGTCGCCGGACTCGGCCAGCACGAGGTGCGCCGCGAAATCACCTTGAGTGGCCGTCAGCTGCTGCTGGGGTGTGCCCATGCCCTGGTCGGTGCCGCGCAGCTGCGCCAGCCAGTCGTTGATGCTGGTCGTGAAACCGGCAAGCGTGGAGCGGGCGCGGGCCATCGCTTGCGACTCCCGCTCGATCTCCCGGGTGCGATCCTGCTGCCGACGCTCTGCCTCCCGCATCGCCTCCTGCTCGTCCTGCAGGCTCCAGATGCGACGCTGCATCTCAACCAGCCCGGCGTCCTGCCAGCCCTCGATCTCCTTGAGCTGATCGATCTCAAGCCGCCGTAGCGCGGCGGTGTCGCCCTGCACCTGCAGCAGCTGACGCTCGAGCCGTGCGGCGGTGCGCATGGCCTCGGCGGTGTCCGTGACCGTCCGGCCCGCATCCTCGGCAGCGGCGGCAATCAGCCCCAGCGCCTGCTCGAGATTGAGCGAGCCGGACATCACCTCGTCCATCCAGTACGCGAGCCCGTCTGCGTCAGCCTCACGGCCCAGCTCTGACTGATACTGCGCCTCGATGGCCTGGCGTACCGCCTCAGTGGTCTGCGCGAAGGCGGGTGCCAAGTCCATCAACGACAGGGCGAGCTCGCGACCGGCTGCGGTGTTGAGGTCCTGCGCCTCTACCAGTGTGCGCAACTCGTCTACGCTGGTTGGCACTTGGTCAGTCATACCCGCCAGGGCATACGACAGGTCACTCTGGGCGTGAGTCAGCCGCTCTGTCTCGGAGTAGACCGACTGGTAGTAGCCCTGCTGGATCGAAACCAGACTATCGAGACCGCCCGCCATGACCGCCATGTGATCCGCGGCAACCAGTGCGCCTGAGGCGGATGCGTCGAACTGTAGCGCCAGGCGCTGCACGCCCGACTCGAGCAGCTCGAGCGACCCTGCCGCTTGCGCTGCGCGTTGCGCCATCTGCTCAGCATCGAGCCCCGCATCTTGCAGGGTGTCGGCAAACGCCTGGTCGGCAGCGGAGAGCGCAGCATAGGTGCGGTCACCCAGCTGCTCCATGATGCCCTGGCCATCGCTGGCGCGCAGCGATACCTCGCGCACGGCCTCCGACATGGCGTCCAGCTCTTCTGGGGTGCGCGCCACGGACGCGGTGAGATCGTCCATGGCAGTGATGGCCTGCAGGAACTCCTGGTGCTGGCCACCGAGCGTTTTTCTCAACCGTTGAGTGCCAGACGCCGCAAAGCCGACATCGCCGAACACACCGCTCTCGAAAGCCGAGCCGTGATGCTCCCAGCCGGTCTGGCCGCTGGGCATCTCTCCCTCGGCCATGGTGGCGATGCGCAGTGACGGCGACGTCTTACGCCCACCGATGCCGATAGCGTCGAGCGCAGAGCCAATTAAGGTCCCGCCGATTGGGGCGATCTGCCCCAGCGCCTGAGAACTTCGGCCATCCGTTCGGATACCCAGGCCGCTATAAAGGCCGGATCGTTCAAACGCCTGGTTTGCCATAGACGCCGCGGCATACATGGCCGCAACCTGCGGCGCCATCTGCATGGCGCTTGCCATGGCCCCCTGAGATCCCGCAGCCACTGCGTTGGCGCTTGTGATGGCGGTCCCAGACACGCCTCCCTCGACGCCAAGCGACGCGGCGCCTGCCCCCGATGATCCGCCAAATAGCCCGCGAGCCGCGCTGATTGTCTGCCCGAATCCACCGCCCTGGCCACCCATGCCGGGGATACCCATCATGCCCTGCATGTCCTGCGTAAACCCGACGACAATCGGGCGCAGCGTGGCCTGGTACGCGAGCTCCGCGAGCAGGCGCACGAACGCATCCTGCAGGCGGTCGCTGAAGCTCTCGAAGCTATCGAAGGCCCCGGCGAAGGCATCTGCAAAGGCCCGGTCGATGTCGTCCTGGGCACGCTCCCAAGCGCGGACCATCTCATCGACGGTTTGCTCGGTCACATCGGCCAGGTCGCGGGTGCTGTCGCCTGCATCCATGTGCGACTGCTGCAGCGCGCCAACCAGGGCCAGGTATTCCCCTACCTGCAGCCGCCCGGAGGCAAACGCCACGCTCAGGGTGTTCATGTCCCGGGCGAGGCGGATCGTCTCCTGGCGGCCCGGAGTCAGGCGGTTGCGAAGATCCTCGAGGGCCTTGGCCTGTTCCTCGGCGGCTTGGGCGGCGGCCTTGGCGGAAGAGGCAGCGCCATCGGTCGCTCCACCCAGTGCGTCAGTCGGAGGAATGACTTCGCGCGTTGTCTTCTCCAGCTGCTCAAGCTTCTCATCGATCTCGGTAACCGAGCCGCCGGCGGCCTCGATGGCTTTGCGCGTATCCACCAGCTGGGCCTGTAGCCGGCGCATCTTCTCCGTTGCCTCGCTGGCCTGGCCCATGCCAAAGGCCTGCTGGCCGCCTACGGCATCCCATTGGCGCTGCTCATCTCTCACGATTTGCCGCTGGCGATCCACCTCCATCGACAATGTCGCCTGGCGGAACTGCTGGAATTGGCGCTCCGCCTCCAGCATCGCCCGGGCGTTTTTCAGCGCGGCTTCTGAGTTGGCGTCCAGCGCACTGGTCATGTCGTCGACACGGCTGGTCGCCGACTGCACCTGAGGGGTAACGAGCCCCAGCTCCTCGCGGAAATAGTAGATGGCCCCGGCAGCGATCACCGCCGCACCGACCGGCCCACCCACCAGCGCCAGCGCGCCGGCGGCGCCACGCGTCGCTCCTGCCAGCGCGGTTTGCGAGGCAGCCGCAGCGGTAGAGGCGCCCGCCATACTGGCCAGAGCACGCTGGTAGAGCCAAGCCTGCCGAGTCGCTGCGAGCT